AGTTTTTCAACGCCTTCTTCAATGCATATATCTTCAAAAGAGATTATTGCAACGTTCATTTATCCCCCTAATAAAGTCGTGGTAGTCGTGGCTGTTGTATTGCTGTCGGTCTGTTGATCAATACATTAATTGCTAGAGAAACAAATGTTGCGGCTGGAACTGTAACAATGAGTGTACGATCCCAGTAGCCAAACAACCATAAACATCCAAGACTAAGCGGAGCCGAGACTACTAGATTCATAGTTGCTCTGCTAAAAAAGTTTTTATTGACTAAGTCAATTAGTTCAAGTGCGTAGAAAACTGCGCCCCCAGTCATGAGGGTAGATATAAGTAGGTCAGTCATGACCCAGAGCCTACACCGTTAGGTTGGTGTACTCAATTCCAGCATAGGTACGAAGGCGCCAGAAGGTATTCATGGGTAGCCAATCATTAAGGGTCTTGCCTAAACGAGGCACCTTGGTAGGTTTGTTTTGATACAGGTGCGTGTAGGAGTTGCTTTCAGTTCCTTCCCATACAGCCCCAAAGTTAGAGGGCAGATCTCCATCAAAGTAATCAGAAGCCCTAGTTCCTTTTTCAAATTGTATACAGTCTAAGTAGTAAGTTCCAGCATCCCCTTCAAATTTTAATTCGTAGGTAGCAACCCCCGCATCAAAAGCGTCCGTTAAATGTGTAATTGAAAAACGTGACCACTCTGTAGTCGTTTCAATATTAAAAAGATCTTCAGTCTCAACAATATCTCCATCACCATTTCTACCAACAAAGGTAACTTGTAAACTAGCATTAGACTTTATTAATCCTGATGCAGTGTAATAACTTCCTTGCTCAATTGGCAGAGTGTTTGAGGTATATGACCATGGGTCTGTTGCAATTACTTTTGCACTTTTAACTCCAGAGTAAGCAAGGTCAGAGACATCAACGTCTTGTGCCACTGTTGCAGACCCATCAATTGTCCAACTATCTGTTACGTTAGTTTCAAAAGATGGATTATTAATGTAGTTTATTTTAGAAGAGTTCAAGAACACATCTACTGCACGAGCCTCGTCATAGGCTACTGTGTCACCCAATTGCATACATACTTGGTCTATGTAGTACTGACCATCAGCATTACTACTGATTTTTAAACCAGCATATACCGCATCCGTTGGAGCAGTTGCAGTTACGCTTACTGTTTTCCAGGTGTTGTTAGCGGAAACAGTAGAACCATCATCTTCAGTTATTAAATCACCTCTACCGTCGTACCATGCGATAGTTATAAAGACATTTCCGTCACTTGGTGGGGACTTTACCTTACAAGATGCTGTGTATTCTTCTCCATTAGTTACAGGAATTCCAGTAGTAACTGTGTCCGCATAACCTAAGACCATGTAAAAAGAATCGGTGGCAGTAACTTTACAAGTAAACACACCATCAATAACATTATCTCCAGGGGCTGGAACCTGTTCTTCACTTGCCTCAGCAGTTGCACTTTCAAATGTCCAATTACCAATTGAGTCATAGAACGTGGAATCTTGAACAGTTAGTAAAAGGTTTTCAGACACAGTAATTACTGGAGCAAAACCAGTGAGTGCTTCTGCATAAGTTTCAATTGCAGACTTAATACCTTTTCTACTGTACATATAATTGGCTTCACGAATTAATCTCTTTTGATTTTTAGTCGGAAGTCCTGGTTCTGGAGTTAAACCTACGTTACTTACTTCCGCAGGAATTAATTCGTAAGGAGTTTCAAGACCAGTGTGACGTGGTCTTAGTAACTCTAGGTAGGTATAAAACTCTTCTAATGTAAAAGAAAAACCCCACAAGAAATCAGCAATTGCAGAGTTATAATCCACAACTCCAAGTGGGCTTTGTTCTGCAGATGTAAATACTTTTGGAAGTGAGTCCATAAGTTGTTGATGCGCTTGATGGTCACTTGGAACTATTGCTGTAATGTCACCAGCATTTACCCAGACCTTGTCTGAAGTAAAAAGAAAAACTCTGTAATAAACTTGACGACCTGAAACTAAAGGGATATCTCCAGGGTTGTCTTCTCCGTCAACAAATGATGATCTAGAAACAGTTCCTGAAGATGCAAACTCATCAAAAATAATAACGCCATCTTCAGCAGTTTCAGGAAATCCTACTTGACTTCTTACTAATCTAAACCTAGAAAAATCTCCGTTTGGAGATTGCCAATACACAGTGACTTTTCTAAAGTCAGTTGCAATCGTAGGAGATGAAACCAATACAGACATTGGTTCTACTGAGTACTGTAGAAGTGCAGTCAGTCCATACTTAGATGAACCGTAATAACCTACTCCGTATTTAGTCACGACTTAATGCCCCTTAACAGCCAGCAAGTAAGAATGAACTTATTGACTCTCCACCCTGAGCAACTGTAGCCCATGATGCGCTTGATCCATCAGTTGTTAAATATTTTCCATCATTACCAGACTGAGAAGGTAACCCATCAAAAGTTGCCCATTCAACATCGTAATTATCGTTTGTACTTTTAACTAAAACTTGACCAGTTGATCCTCCAGATGGAAGACGTTCTGTGTACACGAGGTTTAAACCGTATTCAATATTTGCTAAACGGTCTTTAAGGCTGTCCCAGTTTGTTGTAATCTGGTCAAAAGAACCGACCCAACCAGAACCCGTACTAATGTAAGTACCAAGATTTGATTCTAAAGATCGAACCTCATCTTGAAGAGTGTTTACGTGCTCGGCAAGGACTGTGTCAGTAAAGTCTACCTTTGTGGTAAACGACTTTACGGCAGAGGGATACTGTGCGGTCACTTAACTTCCTTTCAACCTACCATGGTATTTTCTCGTCTTTGCCCCCTATTTACTGCCTGAACTTCTAGTGGGTATGGGCTTTACCTTCTAAAGTAGCAACTTTAGTTTCAAGAGTTTTTACCTTATTGGCTAAAGCAACTAAGGTAGCAGTGAGATCTACCTCGGTTGTTCCGTCTTTTTGTTTAACGGTAACTATGTGTGCTGATAGTCCAGTAAGGGATATTTTATTATCCAATGGTTTAATAAAAATCTTTTTGTTTTTGCCTTGGTTCTTACCAAAAATACCACTCCATACAGGGTAATTGGGATTACCCCCAATAAACATAACCCAAACTCCCTGACCAATAACAGGTACGTCCGTACTAATACTAGAGGGCTCTACAGGCCAAGCCCATTCAGTAGTTTCTGAACCAGTAATTTGAGCAACAGAAACTTTTAAACGTCTTTGACTTTGTGGATCTTTATTGTTTTTAACAACTCCACGATAGATTCCGTAGTAACGATTTATTGGATCAATCATTATGCCTCGGAAAGACTTAAGTTATCTTCTTTAAATCTAAAGATCTCTCCTGGTCCACCAACCAATGTATTAAGACCAGTATCAAGTAGTTCGTGAAGAGCAAGTACTTTAGCGGTTTTAACTCCAGCGGTTTGTTGAAGAACAAACTCAATATCTTGTGGATAGATTGTGTCTTCAAAAGCCATTCCCACATAACCAAAACCACTAATAAGAGCATTTTTAATATTGCTTTCTACTTCAGTAGTTGTGTATTGCTCTAACTTTGTGTACTGAATTTGCAGAACAGCATCAACATATGTAGGAGGTTGAATAGTTACAGAAGTTCCAATAAGAACTTTGTCAGCCAAATATGTTTCTACAGCAGTTTTTAATCTTGTGTACTCTTGAGTTGGATCACCCATCTCATCTAATCCTGGTGCTGGATCTGTATCAATTGCAGTTCTACTTGGTGCAATATAAACTGTTACAGATGTCCATACCGCTGCTTCTGCGTTTGCCTTACCCACACCTGATACTCCAAGAGTTAAGTCTGCAAAGTCTTTTAAAGTAACGGCTCTATTACCTGATCGAAGAGATGCTGGAGCAGAAACACGAATTTGATCATTAGACTCTGGATCAGACCCACCAAGTCCAACAGAGTTATTTGTTACAGTAACAACTCCTTGAATAGCAATTATTTGATTTTCAGAAAGTCCTGGAATGTAGTCAATGGTGTCAAGTATGTTTGCAGATACATTTCCAATAGATCCTCCACCTATCGTATACTTGGCTCGTATTTCAGAGTAGGCAGTTGGAATTGCTCCTGAAACACCGTCACCCAATGTAATAGACACAATGTTATTTTCATCAGAAACGGCACCATAAATAGAATCTGTTGGACCGTAATCAATGATGTGTTGAACCTGGGTCCACTTAGAGTAAACATCTCCATCTTGAACATAAAGTTCAATTGTTCCATCAACTACTGGAACTTCTCCAAGTTCAAACGCCATGTTTGGTAATCCATTAGAAGTACCAATTAGTTCACCGTAAGTGTTTGCGCCATCAACAACAAGAATTACAGAACGCCCCTCTGATGCATTAACAGTTACTTCTCCTGGTGTTTCATCGACTTGTGCTGGAACAACCGCTTCTTCTGTAGTTGTAAAGTACACAGTTTCAACAGTATCAGCAATAATAACATCGCCCTTAATAACTGTTCCAACTGCTAATGTAACTGGTTGATCAGATGTATTTGTAAATGTAATGTCAACGGTTGCTTGACGATACCCTGCAGGTGTGTATCCATAACTAAGAGCAATATTAAGAATGCTATCTCTTTGAACTGCTGTTTTAATAAAGGACTCATTAGCAGTGCGGTCAATGTAGTAAGAGACCATGTCTCCTAAGTAAGCAAAAGCCTCTACTAGTGCAACTCCAAAATCGGCTGGGTCTGAGGCTGTCCACTCAGGGATGCGATCTTGTATACGAGCAATCAGTGCTTCACGTAATGAGTAATAGTCTCTTCCTGTGTAGTCAACTGATACAGGGATATTTGATACTGGTGTTATGCTCATAACAACTCCTGGTAGATTGGATTAGCACCATCAACAAGAACCAAGCCAACAAGGGTGCTTACTACTTCGTTGTTTGGAAGGCCATATATTACTTCAACAGTTAATACGTTGGTGTACTCGTCCACCGTAACCACCACACTTTGAAGGTTTAATAGGGGTAGTTGTTCACCAAATGCTTTTTCAACTTCAACTCGAATCTGTGAATCCGCAGTTGTATCAGTTTCAAAAATTGCAAATGGAATAAGAGTTCCAAAAGTTGGGCGCATAATTCTTTCTCTTAAGGCAGTGCCTAAAACAGAACGAACTCGATCAGCCCAGATTTTTGATTGATCTTGGGTTGATGAAACTTTTCCATAGGAGTCAATAGAGAAGGGAAGTGCAATTGTTTTTTCAGTCATTACTTAGCCTTCCATTGTCTCGGAGTAACTTTATACCCACCAGATGCTTGTGTGATCATGGCAGTTGCACCACTCAGTTTAGTTGAAGTTGGCTTTTTTTTGGTTGTGGTTGTTAACTCGTTTTTAACGTTTCGAGTCGGGACTCCGCCAGCAGTAGATGGTCGTGACACGCTTGATTTATTGTTTCCTACACCGTCAGAAAGGACTGTGAACTCTGCCTGGTATCGTCCATCAACATGAATAAAGTGTTCTACTTTTTTTACAATCCAAAACCCATCACTCACACTTCCAGTTCCACGTACCTCAATAGTTGCCCATGGAGAAATTCGTGGATCTCCTTGCCCAATACCATTTGCTGGAATTCCAAGACGACCTAATTGTGCACGGGCTTCTGAAAGAGATTTTGCCATAGCATTACTTGCTACTACCGTATAGGTTTCAATACTAGAAAAAAGAGGATCTTTTGTGATTTGTCTGATTTTCTTTCCTACTTTATTTGCCGAAGTTTTAGATGAATAAATTTTTCCAGTAACGGGATCAACACCGCCTACCGTATTGGTAGTTCTAGAATAATCAATTGCTTCGTTATAGTCGCCAATCTCAGGTTCAAAGTAATCAAGTGTAGGTGCTGAGTACTGGCTTGAAGGATTTTTCATTGGGTCTTTAAACATCATGATAGGAACTGTAGTCATGAACTGATCAATCATTTTATCAATTGGATGAAAATGAAGTTCGCTACCTATGACTTGAACTCCGTAACCAATAGAATAAGCAAGTTCATTTAACTTTTCCCAATACGAATGCCCTGACAAAGACTGCTGAGTAAAACGAATTGAACTAGGTGTGATTACTGGTTTAAGTTTAAACTTCTTTGCTATCTCTGCTGCAATTTCTGTTGCAGTTTTATTTGTCCAGATCTTAGATGCTCGTTCTTTTAGTGGATACGATGAACCAATACAACGAATAGTAACTCCACGCTCAAGTGCTTGAGTTGTAAGGTGAGAGATGCTAACTGCATACCCTAGAAATTTTCCTGAGACCTTGTCATTCTTCCAAGTAATTTGAACTGGGACACCGCTTTTAATTGCTTTTTCTAAAGAGGAACTAAAACGTGCATAATAAATTTCTACAATATCGTGCTTACCCATTTCTTGAATAAGTGTGATACTTCTTGGTGGAATATTTATGGTAGGCAAATCTGGGTAGAAAACTTTAAAAGAACTTCCACGTCTGTTTTGCCGTTGCGGATCACGCATTTGGGATCCTCAGTTGTGTTCCTGGTGCAATTTTTGCAGGATCAATTACTTCAGGATTGATATCCATAATTCTCCACCACAATGATCCATCACCAAGAAAACGAGTTGCAATGTTGTCTAAACGATCTACCTCAACCCATTCGTAAATAAAATACGATGTTGCGTACCCAGGCCAGATTCGTGTAACAGTAACGTCGTACTGTTCTTTGTGTGCATTCCATGCTTTAAAGATGGAACCATCAACATATCTGCTATCTAAAAATATCATGGTGTTGAATTTCCAGA